AGATTCATTCGAGTAAGTATTTTATATTCGCTAACCAGTTTATGAATTGGCATACTATGTATTAACATATTTATGTATTTTTTTTGGAACTTCCTTCTTTCTTTTGAGTGTGGTTTTCTCATTTACTTCTCCTTACAGTTTGGACATATTTGTCTCGGTTTTTTGTAGGTAACAAACTCATCGTAATAAAAAATATTTCCCCTGGTTGTAACCTTCCTGTCATATTTGTTGGACTCCCATGCTCGTTGGCAATCTGGGCACACTTTAACCAGGTCATCTGCTGTAACTCCCTTCCAGTTCTTCTTCTTCTTGGCACTGCTGACAGCATTGCGTATAGCCTTATCATCGGTTCGGTTGATAATGTGTTCAATGATGTCGCTCATGCTACGGTTTTCATGTTAAAACCAATCTTTTCAAGGATCTGCTTGTTTGATAGACTGCTGCCGTTTTCAGAGGAGGATTTGCTATTCCTGTTTACTTTTGGCCTGGTAGGTTGATACTCATAGCCACATCGGCAACCCTTCTGTATATCAAATTTGTTTTTGGCAAACAGGGTATCACCATAGGACTTGCATTTCACATTTTGGCAAAACACTTTGTACTCGCCCATCGGAGTTTTGGAATATTGATGCTCAACAGATATTGACTTTGCCTGGACTTGTTTTACCTCTGCCTGAAAGTTCCATTGCTTTACGCACATCTTCCAATTCTTGATCTTGGACTTACCTCTAAACCAGCCAACAGATTCATAATGACTGTAAAACTTTTCTGCATTGTTTTCAGCATCTGGAATGTTTTTTTCCAAAAAGTATTCTACAACCATTTCCAGGTTTTTGGGCTTGGCCCTAAACTTATTTTCTTTATTATCTTTATTATTCTTTATTATAGTAGTACCACCTACTGTGTCACCTACTGTGTCAGCTACTGTGTTACCTACTGTACCAGGGTCTGTGTCAGCCTGGCTCTGATATTTCTCATAATTAATGATTTTCACAAGGGTAAACCCATAATTGCTATGTGTGTCAATCATTGTGTCAGATTTTAGCAGTTTTATAAATTTTACTACGGTATTTTTGCTCCACCCCCATCTCAAGGCCAGTGAACGAAAGCTGGTAGGAAACTCACCTCTTTGTATTGTAACTACCTGATCATTAAATGGTTTTTTAATGGTTTTATAATTAGCCATCATCAGCATATCGGTCCAGGCTTCGTACTTGGTCCTGGGTCGTTTTTCTTCCCATAACCAATGCTTTCTAATTTGTCTTTGTATACTTATAAAATCGCCCCTCATAATGGAAACTCCATGTATTTATAGAACCAGGTTCTACCCTGCTCCTGGTTGTTTTTTGCTGTTGTTAATGCCAAATTGATAAAGTCATCCCCTTTGTAGGGTACATAGGCAATAATGTCTTTAGGTAGGTAATACACTGCAATAACATCTACATTAGATCCCTTGTACTTACCCAGGCGTACCTCAATGCTCGTGCTGGATTTCTTGGCTATCCTGGTCTTGACCTGGACCCGTTTTAACGATCTACCTGTATCTACTACCAGATCCACGCCATGATCGTCTACAATAGGTAAATAAACATCATACCCAGCACTAATTAATTGCTTTGCACACGCCTGTTCACCCAACCATCCTGTACGTTTTGTATTCAGCTTCATTCGTTAAAATTCAACTTAAAATTATGCTTCTCAACCTCTGCATATTTTTCTGTAAGCATATGTAGATTTATAAAATGCTGTGACCCCATAATGTAGTATTGCCAAAAAGGGTTTTTGGGATGATCAACATGAATAAAATGTGCCAGGGCTCTTTTACCTGTAGATTTTTTAAACACAACCATAGCACCCTGGGCAGATATTGGCGTGATTTCTTCTACGCTAAAAGTTTCCTTGTTAAAATTATTTACACGATCAGGTTTACTATACCTAAACGCAATCTCCTGGGCTTTATCGTATAATGATTTTGCTACATCTTTTCTCATTCTACGCCCCGTATCTCTACAACTGTCCTGGGATCCTGGCTATACTTCTTTATCGCTTCTATGTGACATACCTGGCTGTCATCTTCATAAAAAACTCCATTTAACGCATCCAAAACCAGCTTCACATAATTATCAATGTCAGGTCGTTTATATCTCCAAATATCTGCACCTGGCTTTAGTTCGTTAGAATACTTACCTGTTCGATAATGTG